CATATCTATAACTTTTTTTGTCGCCATATTATGTTGAATCCGCAGTTATGATATAAGAGTCTGTTCCAGTAGCCGGTACAATGAACGTACTAGAAGAAATGATGTTATTAACCTGTTCTGTAACGTTGGAACCAACAGGCCAATAGGAACTAGGATCAAGCGAGAATGATTGAGTCTGCTTGAAATACCTTCTTGTAGAACCACCTGCTTGTAAACCAACAGCCTTTATTCTTCCCAATAAACCTGACAATTGAGAAGCATACAATTGGTAATCTGCTTGCTGGTAGTGCGCCTTCATTGTGACCATAGCATGAAGCAACACTAACTGAGGATGGACCGTGGTTAAGTCACCATCTTCAGTAAACTCGCCCAACTTAGTATTATATTCTAATTTCAGGGCGTACGCATCATTAGGCGTAGGCCACAATTCTATCATGGGCTTTACAACGCCGCTAACAGTAGCATCGTTTCTAATGTCGTACTTGGTAGGTCTTTGCTGGTTAATAACAGGCAAAACGTTATGATCTGCCACGGTAACACCGACCTGAAGCTCATAATATGAACCACCAGTGGTTCTCTGTAATGATACAGTCAGGGGTTTAAGTGGATCGCAGTCTACTGGAAAGTTATAAAGTTTTTGCCCAGCAACTGTAGAGCCAGGTTCGGTATCGTTTATTCTATGTGTTAGTAGGTTGCCAAACTCGAAGAACAGTTGTTCTTGGCCGCTTCTTAGCCCAGAATTAAGTAAATCAGCCTGTAATACAGCTCCAGAGCCAGATGAACTAAACCCTAATCTCTGTGCTAGCTCTGTTCTTAGACTTAGCAGCGTTCTTGCTGTCATCTATGTTCTTCTCCTTTTCTATAACTCGCATTATAGAAACCTCGATACCATCGATATAGCTTACACCAAATATTTCTTTCAAAACGTTTGTGCCGTGCTCGCCGACCATGCGTTTTACTTCTTCTTCGATATTCTCTATCTCATGCATCTCTTCTGATTTGCCCGTCAACTCAAGCTGTGACTCCCCCCATATTGCTAACCAAATAGGCAATTCATGAGCCGGAAAAATCTTCTTAATAGAAGAAAACGAGTCTTTTATAATCATCGCTTCTAAAATTGGTACATGCATTATTCTCTCCCTTGAAAAATAAACCGAAGGGGGCTTTCGCCCCCTCCGAATACAACATTACGCACCTGAAGCCATAATACAACCGTGACAATTCATGCGATTCGCAGTTAGCGAACCACGCCATGTCATACCCCAGTAGTAGTTATAACTAGTATGCTCACGAGGAGGCTTCCTCGCAATCATATCATTGTCCTGAATCGGACGTAAATGCAGATGATTTAAGTTCAACATGTAACAACGCTTACTCCACAATACAGAAGTACCGTTACTCGGTGTAGAACCAGAGATGGCATCGATATCTTCAAATACCGGATCCCACATGATTGGTACACCTTGGAAGAACAAGCCAGTGAACGTACCACCGTCCTTGATTTCGATGGACGGATCCATGTTCCAAGGAGCTTGTGCCGTTCCAGGTTGTACAGCGTAACGAGACAATGCAGTGTTTGCCACAGCTGCTAGTTCGTAACCTTTGATGAAATCCGTACCAGCCAAAATAAAGTTCGGAGTTCCACCATTACGTTGACACTGTCGCCACATCGTGTGCATAGCAGCTAATAGATCTGCATGAGCATAACCAGTGGGGCTCGTAGTACCATGGGTGTTCAGACCGCTGCCTGTATCCCAATTGTTACGCCAGTACTCATTACCAGCCGTTGCGCGGTTAATACCACCAACCGTACCCGTGCGGGGATCAAAGTTAACTAGAAAATCTAGACCGTTGATCGCCTTATTGGCTAGACTACCAGAACCAGTACCATCCGTTATAGTTACTGCGCCACTGAGATGCAAAGACTGATCAAGGATCTTCTCGAATCCCAGTCGAAGCACTTCCATAGACTCGTTGAACACGTTGGTTAACTGTACAAGACCTGCCGCGCTGGAGTTTCGTGGGCTCTGTGAATCGTTGATAAGAATACCGTTACCAAGTAAGAAGTCTTCCGAAAACTGGAAACCATCGTGTGCCGAGTTCCAAGGATAAGAAGCCTGCTTAATAGTGTCGCGAGTATTATAAGTAACTGCAGATGAGCGGTTTACGGTACCACCAGTGGTGTCACCAAACCATTCAAAGTTACTGTCATAATCTGTACGAATCTGCTCGACGATATTTTGATTACCGCCACCCCAAGGTTTTTTCTTGGACATTAGGGCTTTTAGCAGGGGACGCTCAGACGCAACCTGGTCAATAGGTTTATTCTTTAAAAAATTCTCCAGAGCTACAAAACCTAGCTGGGCGATATCATTGGCATTTAAAGCTGTTTGAGTTGCCATTTTATTTCCCTCCTAAGGAATGTAGTTGTTGGAACAGGGTTGGCCACACGAAGGCCTATACGTGCTACTGGCGATGAACCCAGCTACATCTAATCCTGTTATCTATGCATCGCATCAAGGTGAGCCTGTAAAAATTCAGGCGTTACTTCTGCGGTGTCTAAAGTAGACGCGCTTCCCACGCCTCCACTATTTCTACCAGGTGCTAGGGGCCTGGCACCACTACTAGCGTTTCCATTTTGTTGTGAAGCAATTCGCATTCCCTCACTCAGTACATTATACTCGTTCTGTAAAAGAGGTAACCAATCCTGCGGTGGAAATTGAGTTTGCGATAATCTCTTTCCAACCTCTATCATGGCGTCTTTCTTCAAAGCGTAATCAGCATCTGATTGTTGTATCTGATTCTCCCATTGGGTTATAGCTTGATAAGCTGTGTTAGCAGCGTTATTGTACTGCTCTTGATGCTGTGTATACTCTTGATTCATTTGGTTGAAATTAGCTTGTGCTTGATTCTGCGCACTATCAGTAGAACGTTGAGTAGCCAATTTGTTTGCCCAATCTTCACTCATCTCTAGATTCTCAACAGCACTAGATAGATCTTCATGGTCATTGTACGAAGAGGCATCGTTTTCTGTTCTGTTAACGCCTAGTTTTTCACCGATATTATCAGCAAACTGATCCAAGGCCTGTAGGGCGTTTACAGCCTTGTTATAGTCACCAGAGTTAAGATTATTAAACACATTTAATGACCAGTTTAACTGTTCGGGATTAGTGGTGGAACTCAGAATGTAATCCTGCAACTCTTTAGAGACTGACAATTCTTGATTTGTAGCTTCTAATTCTTTGGCATGGTTAATCCAGTGCTCGAATCTTTCTTGAGCTTTAGGTTTTAGGTTGCCATAAACATCGGCATCTTCTTCGCTTAAGTTTGTTGGCGTTTCGCCGCCCGCGCCTGTTGAAATCTCCTCTGTTGGTGTCGCTGATTGACCATCTTCTGCACTGATGGATTTTTGCTGTTCCTCCTCAGCTTCTTTGTAGGTGGGAGCGTTAGCAGTGGTTCCTTCGTCGACTGAGGCATCTAATGTCTCCTCTGATTCGTCAGCATGGAGATTAGCGAATTCCTTTTCTAACACGTTTAGTGTATCTTCATAATCGCTAATCGGTTCTACTTTCTCTACCTCTTGATTTTCTTCAGCCATTACATTCCTCCCTGGGGCGTGCGTTGGTTGTTACGAAGTCTTTGGTTTACTCTGTTCTCCGGTGCGTTTGCTACCTCATTCATTTGTTGTGGTGGTGCTGCTTGTGGCGGTTGACTAGCGCTACCTGAAGACCCAGCAGATTGTCCCATAGCTTGTTGCATAACCTGGTTCTGCATTAGAACCTTCTGCATTTCTTCTGGAATAGGCGGCAAAAATTTACCAATATCTATTCTTTCATCAAAGCGCTTAAACGTCTCTTCTAATAACTGTACATATGGATTAAATTGATCTGGCACACCCATTTGTCTTAATTCTTGGACAAATTGAATATTTTGCATAATGATAGGCATTAATTCTATCCATCGCATTTTCTCTGCATCGCTGTCTGGCATGCCCGTGCTACCAGCAGCTATGTCTAAATAAACAGAATCATACAGTTGCTGCTTGTTCAACATCGGCCAGAACGCATGAGGTCCAGCTATCTCAATAGCTTTCTGAGGTTGCAATTCTTGCAATAAGATTTCAGCAGCAAACCAAGCTAGATCTTTCAGCCAACCTTCTGTGATATCTACTTTTTCTGCTACACGTGTAGCTAGCCCAGCCTGTTGTATATTAGCTTCTGTTGCGGTCTTAGCCCTCATGATGCCGCCACGTTGTGCATCGCCTAAACCACTGATCCACTCCATATCCGTACGCAATGCTGTAGTATCGTATACGGCAGGATTCATAGGTGGTGGGTTGGAAGGTTGAAACACAGATCGAACGTCTTGCCCAGATGCGTTTATCAACGCAATCTCACCTATTGCGGCGTTACTGAACACTTCGATATCTTCATAGTTAACACGTGAAGCATCAGCAACAAAAAATGGAGCTGATAGCTCTCTGTGCTTAGACTGTTGCGAGCGTATAGTATTGTATTCGTCCTGCAAAGACATGAGTAATTCGGTTTCAGATATAGGCCATTCTTCACCATCAATCCAATTCAATCCCAACACGAAGTACGGAAAAAACTTGCCGCCCATACGCTGTGGGTGAAAAGGTTCCTTTACCCACGTCTCACAACCATCTACCCAAGTATAAACGGTCTGGGTAGTTCTATCCCAATACTCCCACACGGCCATGGCTAGGTTCACGTCTTCCGTTCCGCCAGTGGATGGTTGCCCATCTCTACGTAAACGATTGACTACGCCATCTTGCGTTCTGCGGAAGGTTGTAAACTTTTCTATCTCTTCTTTCTTGAGATTAAATCTTTCCATGACATCTGTTGGCGTCATCCAAGTAACGTTAGCAATCCATTTCGCTTGATCGTAGTCTTGCAACGTATCAAGTGACGTATCCATTCTAAAATCTTCTGGACGGATAAAACCAAGATTTAAACCTTCTCTTTGAATCACCTCTACATTGGCTTGCAAAGAAGCGATAGTATTCTCTACTTCTTCTATCAACTGGTCCTTTTCACCTGTATACTCGTCGTTATCCATTAGCTGTTGAATGTCGCTTTTTATAGCTGCTAAACTATCTTGAGCGTCATTAAATTGTCGACTAACTAATGGATCCGTATAATAATCCCGCTGATAAGTTACCTTGACAACACCAATCTTACTAGTCATGCATGACCGTAAAACCTGTTTAGCTATTTTCTTTAACTCTGCCTTCTTGAGAGACTCATTCAAAACTATTTGTAATGTCTGCGAAAACAAGTCAGCTATACGATATTCGTACCCGCTTGGTTCTACCCATGCATCAGGTCGTATTCTTATTTCCGGATTCTTTGCATAGATATGAGGTAACAATCCTTGCAGCGTGGCATGGATAATATTACCCTTAATTAAGCGATTACCTTCTTGAAGCACCTGTGTATCGGTCATTACTTGCGACCGTGAGTTCAGTCTGCCTAAGGCATATTTTCTGGCATGCTCTATTTCTTTATACTTGACCTTCCATTTTTTATATGAAAGCTCAACATTTTGCTGAAACTTTTTAAGTAAACCCGTAGCATTAGGATTTATCTGAGCATTTAAATCAGTCGTAGCACTGAGTACACCTAAGTTATCGGCCATGGATCATCCCTATCATATAGTTCATCAATTTGGTCTAACCATTCCATTGTAAAAGGTTTGGGCCCTTTCCGCTTGGGTTTCGGTTTAATACTTCTTGCGCGTCGCAACATCAAGCCATATCTAGTCGCATCGAACAAATGATCTTCTGCGCTAGTATCGATATCCTCTACCCTCTTAGGGTCCGCAGGCAGTGACGGAACCGTGCGTAACCAATGCTTGCAGTTGCTGAAAACCTTAAGACTTTGATTTGAGAGTCTATCCACAATCTCTTGCAAGCCCTGAACTCTAGATCCCGGACCTTTCGCACTAGACTCCCAGACAACACCATAATCATTAAATACGTCTGCAACGCTTTTATGGCGACCGTCACGCATGAAGATCGCAGAATCTGCCACGTTACTTTTAAATCTGATTTTCTGTTTTCTCTCCAACTCCTCAGCATCATTTATCTCCCTTGCTATTTCTTCTATTGGACTTTCACTTCCCTTGTTAGGTTTAGAACTCCAATAACGTTCTCTGTAGATATAGATTATACCATCATAATCCTGCGTGAACCAGACACATCCAGCCGGAGATTTGTATCCATGGTCGTAAGACTTCCATCGTTTCCATTCTAATGGTATGTCGAAAGGTTCTACGACATGTATCTTTGGATCCCACACACCTTCAAAGAAAGCGCCCGGCGCTATGTTCCAATCACCATCTAACCACGCTCTTACGAGCCATTCTGGTCCACTCTTTTTGATCCGGTCAATGTAACCCGGATCATTCTCCATCAGAGGCGTATTATCTTGTATCTTTGACGGAATAAAAATCGATTCCCCATCGTCATTGTCGATGTACCTTTCTTTCACCCAGTTATGTCCTGGACCGCCTGGGTTGGCAGAAGCCCTGAACAAGACTGGTACGCCAGCAGCGGAACGCATAGTTGCCCCAAGCATATCGATAGGTTCTGGAGACGGCCAGTTCCCAAGCTCATCAAAACCTAGGAAAGTCACAGAAAAACCCTGCAGCTTCATAGCATCAGAGTCTTCATCGAGATGCTTAAGCTGTAGCACGGCTCCGCTGGGCGAGACCCATTTTCGCTCCCCGACTTTCCACTCCCAACCTTCCTGCACGAAGACATACTGACCTAACTTTATAAGCTCGCCAGTTTCTGGGAATGACCTGCGGAACAGAAGACCTTGCGCCTCCTTCCCGTATTTCTCTGCATGCTTGCGAAACGCTAAAAGCATTCCAACACTTTTTGAACCTCCTCGCGCTCCGCCAAACAGTATATGAGGATGCTCACTATTAACA